CCAGCAAGATCTGAAAGAGATTTTTGGGAAGCATTTGTTAATTCTTCCATCCTGAAGCCACGACCAAATAATGCATTTTGTAATCCACTTAAAATTCTTTCACTTCCAGTTAATCTAGTTTTTAAATTTCTTTCTAACTCTGTTACAATTGGAGCAATTTGACTTTGAAGTCCTTTTATTGATTCTGCAGAAAAGTCTAAAGATTTAACATCTAACTTAACACTTGTTTTTCCAGCCTCTTCACGGAGAGCATCTATGATTGTTTGAACTTGCTCGCTAGCAAAACCTTGTGCTTTAAGATTAAGTGCAAGAGTTGTAAATGCTAAACTTGCTTCTTTTGCTGTAGCGGAAGAAAGTGTTTTAATAGTTGAAGCAAATTGTTTTTGGAATCCTTGGTCTGCTCTTAATGTGTCTCTTGCAGATCTAGTGGTTTTTCCAACAACTTCTCTATTTCTTCCTTCAAATGGTAGTTTAGTTGGTACTATTCCAAAAAAGTCTCCAAGAGTTTTTACTTGATCTGTGGTTGTCTTCATTGCATTTGAAAGACCATAAATATATTCTAGTTCTTTCTTTCTTGCATCATTAACAAGTTTTATCACTCCCACTCCAGCAACTAAAGCAACAGATGCAAGACCAAAAGCAACTCTAAACTTTGAAATAAGTCCTATAATTTTTTGCCCAGTAAGCAGTTGTAAAACTGAAGAAAGAGCAAACATAGGACCACTTATTTGAAATAATATTTCAGAAAACTTTCCAAGATTTCCACCAGCCATTGATGCAACTCCAGATAAAGCAGATAGTGCAAATGTTCCACTCATAAATGCTTTATTCAATGAGTTTATTCTTGCATTCAATGCTGCATTACGTTTTTGCTCTTGTGCAAATAAAAGTTGTTGTTTGTTTGCTCTTGCCTTTTCTGTTATTTCTGATAGTGAAACTCCTGCTGATCTAGGTGCATTTGATGCCACATACCCTGGTTGTCCTGGTGCTCTAAATGGAACATTTCTGACTCCACCAACTGCAGCAGTAGCCAAAGATGATCCTGCTTTTGATACATCATCTTGCCTATCGGCCATACCAACTTCTAAACCACGAGCAATATCTTGTCCAACCTTAATTGTTTTCTTTGATGGAGACTGTGTTGCTGCACCTTGTTTTACTCCTGCAATAGCAGATGTTGATATTTGATTTCCATAATTAAATCCCTGCTTTTTAAGTTGCGACGTTAGGGTTTGTCCTTTATATGAAACCATTCCTTGCTCATAGCCAAATCCTCTTTGTTGACTTGCTCTAGACAGTGAGATTCTTTGTCCACGATCTCCACGATTAATTTCTCCACCAAAGGCTGCAATTGTTGTTATTTGTTTTTGTATTTTTGGCAAAGATTCTTTAAATGCTTGAGTTGTTGCCTGTGTCATTGTTTTTTCTAAAGCATTTGCTACCGCATTATAAAATTCTGGTTCAGAAACAGCCTTTGATCCTGCTAGAGTTAATTGCTCTCCTATATTTTTACCAAATAAAACTACATCTTGTTTTACGCTTGGATCAGATATTACTCCTGGCAAAAGATCTACAATACTCTTATAAATTCTTGATGTTGCTAATTCTGCATTTTGTGCAAAGAATTGTCCGCTTTCAGCACCAGACATTTTACCCTGGTTTAATCTTTCTGGAGCAAGGAAACCAAAATTAGTAAATCCTTTTACTCTTGTTGCTTGCTCAAGATGTCTGTTAACTGATTGTGAAACAACAGATGATAATTGCTGAATTATTTGTGGACTAAGATTGCCACCAGGTGCTCCGTGAGCAAAAACCATTCCACTAGCGCTAGACATTCCTTTTCCATTTTGAAAACCAGGAATATTATCGGCAATCATTCCTTGAATTAATGGAGCATACTTCTTTGCCATTGCTGTTGGAATAACTGCTTCTCCTGGAGATAACATTGCTGGAACTACATCTCCTGCTCCTTTTGGTCCAGGAACTGAAACAATACCGCTTGCTAATTTTCTACCACCTCTTGGTGGCATCATCATTCCAGGGTTATTTATTGCAAAATTTCTTGCTGCTCCTGATGCTGAGTTATAGGCTGATATAAGTTGACTAATTGCATTTGCTTCCGCTGTAAATGTTTGTGTTAATTTAGCATGAGTTTGATTTAGTGAGTGTGCTGCAGCAGCAGCATCTAATTGCTCACTAGTCATATACTGTGTTTGCTCTCCCAGTACCTGAGTTTGACCAGTCAACCTTTGATATCCACCACGTAATGTTAAAAATAGTTTAATAATATTTGCAATACCGTTTGCAAGTAAACCAAAAGTCATAAGTAATACTGGTCCTACCGCACCAATACCAACTGTTAATAATGTAATTAATCTTTTTGTTCCACTAGATAGGTTAGCAAATTTTTCAAGAACATTTCCAACAAAATCAATAATTGGCGTTACAGCATCCAAAAATGCTTGACCAACTGGAACAAGTGCAATTTTAAGATCTTCAACTGCTTTTTTAAATTTGTTCATAGAAGATTCTGCAGTCATTCCTAATTCTTTTTCGGACAACGCAGAAAGTTGCTCTACAGATGAATTTGCTAAATCAAGAACACGAGCAGCCTGATTTCCATCTTTTGCTACGTTAGCAAACAGGGTTGATAGACGTGCAAATTGGAACTTGCCAAACATTTGTTCAATTGCTCTTGCTCTTGCTAATGGGTCTAATTGATTTAATGCTTGAGCAAATCCAATTACGGTTGCTTTTAAATCACCTTTATTTTTTTCAACAATTGCAGTTGCATTAATTCCATATGAAGCAAGCATATCTGATGCTTTTTTAGTTGGATTAATTAATGCTGCAAGACCAGATTTAAGTGCGTTTGCTCCTTCTGATGCATTAATACCACCTTCTTTCATGGCAGCCATAAAGAATGCTAAGTCTTTTACATCTCCACCAAGTTGTTGAATTACTGGAGCAACTTTTGGAATTGCTGTTGTAATATCATCTAAAGATACAACTGTTTGGTTTTCTACTGCGTTTAAAAAGTTGATAGAATCTGCAAGTTTTTCAGATGACATACCAAAGGCATTTTGTAATGAAATTGTTGTTTCAAGAGCCTTTTGACTATCAACTTGACCAAGAATAGAAAGACGTGTTGCTTCTGTTGTTTGACGTTGAAGATCTAGGCCAGAAAAGCCTGCTGCTGCTGCCTCTGCTGCAAGTCCAACAGTTGTTGAAACTGCCACACCATATTTAGTAAATTGTTTTCCAAGTTCTGTAATATTATCTAGCGCTGCTTGTGTCTCTTCTTGTGGCGTAAATAAATCTCCATAGACCTTTTTAAACCTAAGTGCTTGGGCTTCCATATCCATAAATGTTTTTGTTGCTGCAGATCCAACAGCCATTAATGGCAATGTAAAACCAACCATTAACTGACGACCAGCCCATTGAGTGTTCTTACCAAAGTTTAATAAATTAGTAGAACCCTGCTTCATTAATTGATTAAATAATGCTTGTTTTTGTGCTGCTATTTGAACTTTAGTGCCATAGTCTTCCATATTCAATTGTGTTGGCATAACAGCAATTGCTCTCATTGCACCGTTTGTATCACGGCCCATTTTAATATATTGAGTTTGTAATCTTTTTACACGTTCTTCTGCTACCTTGCCAACTGTGTCAAACTCTGATTTAAAAAGTCTTCCAAAGGTTTTTGTAGAGGCACCAGCATAGCGGAAATATTCCCGCATTGAAAATTTATTTTTTTCTAAAGAGTCAGTAAATGATTCTGCAGATGTTTTTACTGTACGCATTTCAGCAGTAAACGCACCAATTGCGTTTATGCTATTTAAAAGATTTTTTTGTAAACCCTTTTGAGCAAGGGCTGCTGCTTCACTTGATTTGGCTATTGAGGTGTGAAACTGAGATATTTGACGCTGTAATGCTTTTAACTGTGCTAATGCATTAGACGAATCAATATTAATGTCAATATTAGCATTAACATCGGCCATTTAGTTTCACACCTCTTTTAAATTATTCAGCCATAGTTACGCCAAGAACGTCTGAAACTTCAGCAAGTTTAATTCCTGATGCTGCTTCTACGATCTTGTAAACAGTTGGGAGATCAACAATCTCCTCTAGTTTTTTTACGTCTTCAGAGAGTTCTGGCTTATACTGTTTCATTGCAATCTGTACACATTCCATAAGAATGTCCATAGACTTTTCGTTGTTTTCCGCCACTGCTCCCACGCCCTCAAACTTCTTCATAAATGGACGAAGTAGAGAGATTTTTAGAGGACGTACTGTAACTTTTGTGCCATCAATTAGCGTAAGGGTATTTTCCTCATGCGTAGTTGTTGTCATTATTTCCTCCTATAGGTTATGTCAATTATAGCATGGTAACTGCTATTTTTTATTATTTAATTTCTTAAATCTTCATAGTCTAGGCCAAGACCAATACCAAACCCTGCTTTCTTGGCATTTTGTCCTTGTAGTGCTAATATATCATTGCTATCACTTGTTGCACCTTTACTAAATACTCTAGCCTTTAGGTCTTCCCACTCTTTTTGTCCTTTATTTGATCCAGACTGTTTATCTAGATCTACCCCCTGAATTGCAGCAAGAAACTTTTTTTCTTGATAATCTAATTCTCTACGACTAGAAAGGGTTGCCATTAATTCTGGCATAGACAAAGATTCTTCTAGTTCTTTATAATCTTTCCATATACCCAGTAAAAATACCTCAGATTCAATTTTTGCAAGGTCTAGTTCTGACCAACTAGAGCCACTCTCTGTTGCTTGGTTTTTTACTGTTTCTTCAGATTTTTGATTTATTCTAATTCCTGCAGAGACGTCTAATACAGTATATATTGTTGGCATATCAAGGCTATCTTCTATATCAGACTTTGTTAATGGTATTTCTGGATAGTACTGCTTCATTGTAATTCTTACGCATTCAACTAAAAAATCTATAGCCTCATCATCATTTTTAGCAGTTTTAACATAATCAAATGCTTCCATAAATTCACGAAGATATTTTATTTTTAATGGAACAATTTCTAATTCAGTACCATCAATAAGTTTTATTATTTTATTTTGATAAACAGTAGTTGCCATAACTTATCTATTCTATCATAGACAAAACAAAAAACCCACCTCGTTAGAGATGGGTCTTTGGTTAATCTAAAACTAGATTATGATTGTCCCCAAGTACGATCTACGATCTTACCATAGGATCCTGATGCGTCTTCAGGAAGAAGACGGAATGAAACTTCAAACATTGATGCTTCGTCACGTTTAGCAGACACAGTTACGTTCTCAATTGATAGAGCACGATATGCTGTATAGACACGTTCAATAGAATCAGATGCGTCGCAGTCTCCAGTTCCTGGTCCAACAGCAACGATTCCTCGTTCTACTGGACATTCTCCAAGTTCACCTGCAGATAGATTAAGTGTCTGACCTGTAGATGCTGCTTTGTTTCCTGTAAGTTGTGCATCAGAGAATGCTAATGCAAGAAGCAAGTTTTCTAAAGTTGCTTCAGCAAAAGCGGTAGCAAGATTAACTTGCATACCTTGCTTATATAGTTTTGCAACGTCAAGAATTTGATCTACCTGGACTTCACCGAAGTCTGGTTGGAATTGTAATTCTAAACCGTTCATGGTATAACCTACGTTAGTATACGCTGCATCTGCTGAAAGTGTATCTTTAAAAGATTCGCTTGAGTCAAAAGCCTCCAGTGTACCTGGAGTTAGCGTTGTATCAGCAACGAAAAGTGCTGCTGCACCAACGATAATGTTGTTTGACGTACCACGGCTATATGGCATATTTGTTCACCTCTTTCATAAAGTTATTAAGTTGTTTGGCGTGTTTCCTCAAAACCTATTATACCGCTATTTATGTATACCTAGAATCTGGCTCAGTTTTTATATGGTAGTCATACTCAATAATTAACTTATTTACAAACAGGGTTCTTGCTGAGGCTAACTCTGCTACGTCTCTGCTTTCGTCTGCTTGATATACCTTTGTGTTGTGGAAAAAAATGTTATAAGGAATTGACACATCTCCTTGGTTATTTAAAATAGGGTTAGCAATGTTCCAGGCATTGACATCCTGAGCAGAAGCATCTTCACGGTCAAGGGCATTAGAAATTACTCTAACTGAGTTTATAAGTTTTGCTACATCTGTAGAGTATATAAAATATATTAACTGCTCTCTTTTGTGTAAATATAATGGGCTAGGCCTAAATCTCATTAATCTATCATAGACTATTAATACTGGACTTTCTGTTTGCCTAATTTGAATATTATCGTTATAAAGGTCTTCAATATTAGTTGGAAATTGTGCTGGAACCATAGGGCTTGGATTCAATAAGTCTGATTCTGCTATGAGACCATAATATGCCAACTCAGATAAAATATACCTATTTAAAAATGTTGGTGGAAAGCCAGTATCTGTTAATATAGTCATGAGTCTATTCTACCCCAATTGTTGCATTAGTAATCCATTTAAATCCTGTATCAATACCTTTGCTTCTTCCTAGTTTTGACCCAGCCTTTAGATTTTTCTTGTATAGCGTTGGTTTTTTAATGTAATCATAAATTCCTGATGCCTTTAAAAATGATTGTTTAAAATATCTTGTTATAAATTCATCAAAGGATGACTCAAACCCTTTATATACTTCATCTCCACCTGGATTTTCAATTTTAATTGGTCTACTTGTAAAGACGTCACCATTTGGTCCGCTAAATTTTAAAACTTTAGATTTTGTAGGAGAGATTGTTACTGGAATTCCATTTTCCATAATTCTTGCTTTATCATAAAACGGTGTTGTCATATTTTCAGATATACTTCTTGATTGTCTAAATGTAGAGTTAAGTGATAAACCAAGGTTGCTAACTGTATATCTTAAGTCAAATAATCTAGCACCTGGACTTCCAGTTTTATTCCATTCATAAACATGGTGTAATGCTTTAGGATTTGATCTTGCCTGTACATCAATGTATTGCGATAAAGATTGAATGACTCCTATACCAAGTTTATCAAAAAATATCTTTTTACCACGATCAACACCCTCCAAAAAACCAAAAGAGTAATTAATAATATTATTCATTTGTTTAGTAAAAGATGCTGTTTGTGTATTTACTATCATTAATCGCCTACTGTTTGATTTTCTGTTCTGCGCCAAAGCATTTTATAATATTCTATATCACCAAAAGGTCCAGTAAATGGCTCAACGGTTGCAATCTCATAAATGGTTCCTCTACCAGATCTTGGCCCAGCAGTCTCTTTATAAATTGTTAAATCTTGAGCATTTCTAATGTTTGTAACCAATATATTGGTTGTTGCATTGTTTACATTATTTGAAGAAACTCTTGGATCATTTTTAGTTCTTACAATAAGTTTATTTTCATATTGTAAAAAGGCTTCTGGTTTAATGTCTTCAGTTCCTAGTCCGCCTACTGGTGTTGCATTACAAATTATTGTTCTATCATATACCCAGTCTTTTTGAGGTTGTCCGTACTCTCCTTGTGTAAGAATAGGAAAATAAATATCAGCCTTCATGGGGTACAAAAAATCTGTAGCCTCACATGCATCTATCATAAAACTCCAGGACGAATAATATTGTCAACATATTTAGACAAAATCTTGTCTACAATAATGTTTCCAGTTCCCTCAATCATTCCTTTATCATACTCAATTTTAAACTGGTCTGTACTATAACTCTTTACATATCTCTTATAATAATCTAATTTTCCACATTTAATATCGCTAATTAATAACTTTACTGCATCCTGAATATCAATTGGTACAACTTTGTATCCAGTTTCAACTAAGAAAATATAATCGGTTCCTTCTGAAAAGCCAACTCCTGGGGTAATAGACTGTACATTTCCACTATCTTCTGTATCAAAAATAGCAAAAGAATCTGATGCAGCAAGTGGAACTCTAGATGGTCTGCGTTCTGATCTATTTAAAGAATCTGTTGGTTGAACTGGGTCTTTTGTTATTGCTGTTTTATCTTTAGTAATTATATAGTTAAAATCTCCTAGTGCTGGTCCATCAACATTATCAATATCATAAACTAATTCGGCATTTTCATAAACCTTTAAAATTTTATGAGTTCTATCCCAAAGTGGCATATAGTCTGTTTCTTGTCCAACAACTTCAAGGTATTTACGTTTATAATAAAATCCATCTACGATTGTATCAATAATTGCTCTAGCCAATGATTCATATTCTTTATACTTAGCAATCTCTGTTGCAGATGTTTCATTGTTTTCTAATGCTAAAGCAGTTGGATCTATATATGGTCTTTCAATTTGTAAGTTATCTTCAACAACTATGTCTCCACGCTCTCCATCAATATCTTCATATATTGTTACAGCATATGACTTATCATATTTAACAAAGTCACCACTTAACTCATATGTAATTTTTCCTTCTGATGTTGAGTTTCCACCAGACTCACCACTAACAAATGCTTCAATTTCTGTTTGTTCTGGAACATCCTCAATTACAATGATATAGTCTGCTGATTCATCTGGAACTTTATAAGTTATAGAAAGTGGATATGGTGGTATACGAAGAACTACTGACATTATGCTTTACCGTAATAAGATGCTACCTCTTCAGGTGGTGCTATGCGTACCAGTCTGTGAGTAAGCCACTTTTCCGATGCCTCCTTTGAAACTATGTTGTATCCCACCTTTAGTGCTCCAAGATTATCCATATGAATATTTCTTTGTGAATGTAGGGCAACTTTATCTATTAAATCTTTTGTCTTGTTAACTTCTTCTACACGTTCTTCTTTTTTCTCTGGCGGAATCCAACTTGCCAAGATTTCTAATATTTCAAGTTTAGTATTGGCTTCAAATAGTTCAATGTTATTTTTCTTTGCATATGCCTTTAATGCCATCACAGTTTTAGTTGATAATTCTTCAATTGTTAAATTCATAACTCTCCTATACTTATTTGTAATTATACCAGAATAAGAGTAAGGCGGGTAGTTTTTACGCTACCCGCCCTAATATTTGATCTTTTAGATCTTAGGAATCAGCGCTATCTGAGTCAACATAAGCGACTGCATCTAGTTCTTCCCATTGGATACCAAATCGTACAAATACTGTGTACTCAATAGTATCTTTCTTTGCCTTGTATTCACGGTTTACAGTGATGTCTCTCTGGAAGCCCCATACACGGTTCTGAGGGAATGTTAAATCAACATAACCTGCAGGATAGTAAGGAACTTCTAGAACATCTACACCTAGTACACGAGTTGTACGTGAGTTACCAAATGTCTGTGCATTTCCATCAAGGTAATCTTGACGGTTTGCTTGAGTGCTACCAGTGCGATCTGAGAACGCTTGTGAAATAGCATCTGCTAATGTACCGTTGTTACGAACAATACCAGCAAAAGCATCAGTACCTGCGTAGAACTTAAGGTTTGACTTAAGTGCACGATACTTACGAGGCATTGCTAATAGCAATCCTTGCATTACTGATGTAGTGTAGTTGTTGTCTGCAACTGTTGCAGCATATTCGTGAGCAGCATTTCCTACTGTTCCACGAGTTTGCTTTACGAATCCAGGCATGATAGAAAGGAATGCGTCTGAGCCTGTTCCTAGACCATTAATAGCAAGGTCTTCAATATCGTTAGCAAATGCATTGGTCATTAAGCGAACTAAATGATCTTCAAGTGCTCCACCTTCAATATTGTCTTCTAGTGCTTCAGTTGATACTTCCCAATCAAGACGAATCTTTTTGGTAGTTAATTCAACCTTTGAAAAAGTTGCGCCAACGTTTGTGTATTCTGGTGCGCCTTGAGCAGCAGCACGGATTACACGCTCTCCAACGTTAACTTTCTCAATTTCCATAGTGTTTGCTCTCATGGTAACCTTACGGCCATCCTTAGCGAGAACAGTTGCATCCCATACATAATCAATGAAACGACGGGCTTGCTCTGGTGCTAGAATACCACCAGCAACACCTGTTGGGTTTACTGCGTTTGCTCCAGTTGTTGAACCGAATGCTGCAGTTGCTGTGTTACCAAGTTGTGATCCTACAGATGATCCTGCAGAGTCTAAACCAGTAGCACTACCTACTCCACCAGATACGAATCCGCCTTGAGAGTTAATCTCATTGCCTGCTCCGCCTGATCCTGGGTAGTTTTTTTCTAGGTCTTTATTTTGTTCCGACATTATTTTTCACCTCCTAGTGATTTTACCTTAGTTAAATAGGTCGGCATTTGTGAGGAAACGACCGCCCCATAGGGATTTTTGAACCACTTGTGGTGATTCCTGTACGATCTCGCCTAGATCGCCAGACTTGCGGAAAGCGGTGTCTTGTTCTACAAGATCTACTCGCTTGCCAAACTCGTTAAAGTTGCTCTTAATTCCATTAACATCTGCTGTTACTGAATCAAGAGATTTTGTTACTGCTGTTACTTTCTCGTTAAGAGATTTAATTGTTGCAGCAAGATCGCCAAAGGCATTAGTAAGAGAATTATTAATTTCTGAAACTGCCTTAGCAACTTCTTCTTTAACATCTACAATGGACTTAGCCACTGCATCCTCTACCTCAACTGCTGCTTTTGCAACAGAAGAGTCTGCACTACCATCATCTGATTTAGCAAGAGCAAGTTCTTCAACTGCTGGTGCTACCTCAGCAACTACAGTGTCTTCTGCTGTTTCTACAACCACTTCACTAGTTGTTTCTACAACAGCCTCTGCTGGCTGTGCCTCTGGGGCAACCTCTGCACTTTCAACGGCAGTTTCTAAAACTGCACTTGTTGATTCTGTCATTGGATTTACCTCCTTAGTAATCTTAATTGTATTAATGCCTTTAGCACTATCAACTAAGAATTTTATCATTTCTGGATTGTCTTTATCATTTTTTTCTATAAAACCAATATTTTGCATTGTGTTGCCATTTACTGGACTATTAACTGATTCTGCATCAGATACCATTACAATGCCACTCTCTGAATCCCAAAACACATTCTCAATTTGTGCTTTTGATAAGTATCCACTAACTATATTTTGCCCATTTACTTTTTCAATAGAAACAATGTTTGCAAACTGATTTGCTGGATTATCTACAAGTGATAACTCATGTAATTCATAGTTTTTAATTACACGAATTGTTTTATCAATTTTTTCATCATATGCATCATCCCAACTTTTAATATTACCACCAATAGAAAAACCAGTGTAGGTTCCGTCTAGAATCTTTTCCCATGCATCTTGTGCACCTTTGGAAACATATGCAGACACATAAACTCCGCTATAAAACTTTTTATCATTTGGATCAAAATATTTATCTTCTTTAAAAGAAACAATCTTTCCTACAGCACTTGGCTGGTGCATTTCACGTAAATTACCACGAAAGTTTTTAAATGCCTCTATACTAGACTCTGTGGTTACAATGTCTCCTTGACGATCAACGTTGTCAAGCGTTGCAAAGCCAGACACCATTCGGCGCTCAACATCTACTTTTCCAATGGGCATTGAAAGGCGAACATTGTCACCTTTAGTTTCCCAATGAGCCTTGTTTGTTAACATAACGTTTATATTATATCACTGCTTTATATAGTTTTCTCAACTATTGAGATGATCTTCCTTCACCCTGTGGATTACGTCCAGCCAAGGTTGTAGATGAATCAGAATTATTATTTGTTCGTTCTGAGTTTCTTGCACGATTACCTGCCAGATTTGCCCTAGTATCTGTTGCCTGTCTTGGAGACATAACAAATGGTTCATCCCCATCTGTTCTCTGAGGCAGGTCTAATTTTTCACGAGCCTCATTTGGTGTCATTACCTGTGTCTTTACATACCTCTCAAGAATTTGAGATTGTGCAATTTCATCAGTTAATGTTAGTTCGTTAAACCTAAGTTCAAGAATATCTGTTTTTTCACGAATAATTTTATTGACTATCTTTTCTAGATGTCTTTGTGCTGGACGAGATACTTGTTCTTTAAATGTCCTATCTTGAGAAAGTGCTGCTGCAATACCTGAAGAGTCTGCTCCTCCTAGTTTAGAGATTGGTACCTGATGAGCAATAAGGATATCGTCACGATTTTGTTTACGATACTCTTTAAATGAACCGTCCTGAATACCATTTTCAATTGGTTCCATCTTAAACTCAACCTTATTTCCATCTGTATCGCCAGGAAGCGGTATATAAAGAGTTCTATGAGATTGAGCCTTTAACCCAGTCTGTAAGAATCTAAACATTTTATCTTCGGCATCTCCAGATAGTTTTGCACCCTTTAGTGTTACCACATACCTTGGAACTGCTTTATTTTCAAAATAATCAATATTGTATTGAGATGCAAGTTGATCTCCAATTAAAGATGGCATTGCTGCAATAATGTCTGGAATACCATAAAATGTGTTTAATGGTGAATATTCTTTTAGATGAATAATCTCATTTGGTCTTGGATCTGTTCCCATTGGATTTGGATTCTTGGCTCCAAAGTTTCTAAAATAAACTACTTTTTGACCAATAATCTGAATAAATCCATCACGTAAGCGACGTACACGCACAGTTGTTGCTGGAATGTGACCAACATATCCTATATCTCCCGCAACTGTTCTACCAATTTCAATAAATCCATTTCCTGTTGCTTGAAGATCTGTATAAACCTTCTCCATTGTTTTTGTAAAACTATCATCATCATTTAATTCTTCAAGCCAATCACGCAATTGAATTTTAGTTCTTTCAATACGACGACGTGCACGATCTACTGCTGCTTGGTCATCATTTAACTCAAAACGTAATGTGGTTTTATCTGTTACTTCAAATCGGTATCCAAGTCCAACAACGTTTTCTACTTTTGCATCAATAGCAGCATGATTAGCAAATGATGTATCATAAAAGTTTGCTAGTTCATACATATTGTATGGGGGAGTGATTACATCAAACAATCCATAACCATTTCTATATACAGTTCCAGGATTTATCTGCTTTGATTCTGCATTAACTCCAGATGGGTTAACGTTTGCTGCGTTTAAATATGCTTGATTATTTTCTGGGCTAACATATTTTGCTAAATTACGTGTTGTTCTACGACGAAAATTTTGATCTAATCCAGCGTAATCTTTTAAATCATCCCAATTTTTGTTAAATGGATCCTGTGATTTAAAAACATTGTCATCTTTTTGTTGTGTATTAAGGCTTGCACGAATATACTCTTGATCACTCATCAATGGCGCCCTTTCCATATTTATCTAATGTTTGTTGTGCTGCATGCCAAGCACCTAAATCATTCATAGACGGGATAAGTCCCTCTCTAAGTCTTTCTTTTTGTTCTGAATATTCTTCTTCACTAATTCTGTGTAATCCAGGCACAAATACTGCCTCGCCTTCGCCATCATCACCATAGTGCATAGCGGCTTTTTTTAGTTCTGCAATCTTAGAAACATCTCCACGATCTGATGGAATATTTAAAACTGAACCACTCTCATCAGTAAACCACTTCCCGTTAGACTTTTTATATACATAAAGACCCCAGTCATAATGTTTTTCTATTACCTTTCGGCGAACATTTTTTACATAGGGCTTACCAGTTTTTTGATTAATTAACGATTCCATAACCACAAGTATAGCAGATTATACTGGTGTAGAGACAGTGGTTGACCACTCTATATCAGTATAGACCTTCATTTTTTCAGATTGGTGTACTAAGCCTTCTCCATCATCAATTATTATCTTATTAGTTCCCATATATGTTTTAAATATATCTGTTGGGCTAATTCCGTAAAAATCTGAAGAACTTACGACTAACATACCATCCCAGGTGAAGTTATTAAACCAAAACTGCCAGTCTAAAACAGTAGATCCGTCATTTAATACTCTAAACCAAGGTCTGTTTGCCTTGCTCTGGATTTCTTGTAAACTACTTGCCTCATAGTATGAAATATTATTAAATGTTGCTGGACCCGTAATATTGACATTTCCTAGGTATGAGTTAAAAACTAATGGCACTAAAAATGAGATACCTATTGAATACCACGCCCCCAATGATAAGACTGGTTCTTTTACTAAAATACCGTTCAAATAAAATCCTATACCGTTATATGGAATACCATTTTCATTTAAAACAAAAATTCTTCCTCTATTGAGGTCTTCACTATTTGCCTGTATATAAAATTTAAGAGTTCCATCCTTATGATTAACCTCAAAAATTTCTGTTGCTATTGCTGGAAATTCTATTTGGTCATATCTAAGCCATAACTGCATGGCGCTAACTTTATAATTTGCTGCTATTTCTTTATTAATTGGTAAAGACAAACCACGACTTTCTAATATATTTAATTCACCACGTACCTCTATTCCAGAGTTTTTAGTTAAATAAAGATATGGTGTACTTTCTTTATAAATGC